CAGTATCTTTAGCGTGTTGTTCTTTACCGCCAGGATATTTCTTGCTATATCTACCTTCTCTATCTTTTTCTGCTGCATCAGCTTTAGCATAACGCAATGCTCTTGCATTAAATTCTGGAGTACCTTCATCAACCTGCTCAACTTCTTCTTTAGTTGCATAAACTTTGGCTTTCTTCATTCCAGGGAATGGTGGCTTTCCTGCTGCTTTAGTTAGGGCTAGAGCAACTTCTGCACCCTTACCACCCGCATCTGGTTGGTTTCCACGCTTTGCTGCATATGAACGTAGAGTTGCCTTCTTTAGTTCTTCAATCTGCTCAACTTCTTCATTCTTTGGTTTCTTGGCTTCTTGGTCTCTCATCGCTCCGCGAGCAAGATGTCTAGCAACGTTCTTTATAACATTGCCATATTGATCTTTACGAGTTGCAACTTTATGTCCACCTTCGAATGGAGCGTCTTCTTTATCTTCTTTGACTTTTTCAGCAATTGCTTTAACCGCTTCTACCACATGGTGGCGCACTGATAGAGGTGGAAAATTTCTATGATTGACTGGAGTGCCAATTCTTTTTGTATCCACATACCAGTTATTGTCGCCAGTATGTTCTTTTAGATAATCGACAATTTGTTGTGATGTGATCATTATTTTCTACCTTCCGTTTTAATGCGTGACTTTTTAATTGCTTCTCTAACAATTAATTTTTTCTTCTTCGACGTTAACTTCTGAGTAGCCTGTGCTCTATCTGTGCTTCCACCGACCAAAGCCTCTAGATTACCTTCCCTGACTCCAAATTGTTTTCCTGGAGAAATATTACCATCTGATCCAGAAGCAGTTGTGGTCTTATTTTCTTCTGGAGTTGGTTTTGATCTAGGCATAAGATTTTTCTTGCCCGTACCAAAACCAGCATATCCCAATCCACCTTTTGGTGCGAATGGTTTGATATTTTCACTTATCATTTTTTCTAAATTCTAATTTCGTCTTTAAACCACTAGCGAGAACTTTTTCAACCATTGAACTATCTAGTTGTTGTGGTGCTTTATAATCCTGAACCTTTGCTGGCTGGGATTCCATAACTTTCGCGGCAGCGTCTGCTATTGATCTATTGACCTTGTTGTAAATATTCATTTAAATGCCCTTGAGTGTTGACGTTATCATCCATGCCAATTTTTTATGCTTATCAATTAAATCCTGAAGGAAGTTAGAAAGTCCAACTTCTTTTGCTGCTTCCGCTAATCTATATCCCTCATTCAAACCAACAATAACTTTATCGTTATCTACAGCTAACGCACTTAGCATTTGTGGTGGTGATTGAATCCCTGTACTTTCTGATAAAGAAGCGATGGCTAACAACTCTCTTAGTGAGGTTGGTGCATATGCGCCCAAAGATCTAATTTCTTCAGCAATGCTGTCTAATTTACCTTGCACTTCAGTATATATTTTACCAAAGAATTCGTGATATTGTGGGAAGTTAGAACCTTCTACATTCCAATGAAATGTATGAGCCTTGAAATAAAGAACGTAAGCATCTGCTAATATTTTTCTCATTTGGTTTACTAACTGAATGCTTGTTTCTTCCTGCATATTAACTGCAGTTTGTTCTCTCATCATAGTTCTAATGGTTTCTGCTACGCTATGAATTGACTTAGTTGTTGTAATCATTTTTAATTTCCTAAATCTCTATCGACGTTGTGAATTTTCATTGAAATTTTATTTCTAAATTCATCGAATGATTTAGATTCTGTTTTATATGCAGTCAACCCAACCCCAGCGTCAGGATTTCCAAAATTTGCAACTTTACCTAAGCCAGTTGCTGGTGGTGTAGATGGAAGTTTCTTAAACTTTTTTTTCTTATCATCTCCATTCATTAGAGTGACACCAGTTGATCCAATCGCCATATTTCGGACTTCACCAGGAGTGGCTGGTGCTATTGCGATTTTGGTTTTCTTTTTGCCGTCATTTTCTTTGCTGGTGCTTTTTTCTTTGCTGATATCTTTTTTGATTTCTTCGGTAGTTCTGGTTGGACTGTTCCAGCTAGCTGAGGGGACTCCTCTAGGGGGATCTCCTGTTTTGTCTGTGGGTAAGATTCTTTCGAGTCTTTTACTGACGCGCTGCTTCGTAACCATTTTGTCAGCTTCTGTATATGTTTTAACATTGTTTGATCCTTGTCCTGGAGTTATAACTTTATGAAATTCCGCAGTTTCATCCGTACCAACCTCCAAAATTCTTTCATTAATCCAATGAAGTGCTGCATGATTTTCTGGAAGTCTGGATAGAAACCCTGATATAGTTTCTGATAATTCAATCAACCAATTTGTTATTTCTATTTTCTTTTCTTCATTTACTGTTGAATAGTTATTCGAATTGTCATATAAAACAAATGAATTAAACATTTCAACATATTCATTTAAATTACCAACTGAGCTGTCATACTTAGACTTGCGGACATTTTCTTTAAAAGTTTTTGCCCCACGAGAAATTCTTTCGTCGTTTCTAATCTTAGATGCTTCATTAGTTGTATAGACATAAACCATGGCAGTATCATATCCCATAGTTTCTAAGATAGCCTTAGTCATAATAATCTTATCCATATTGTCGGCGTTGCCGTTTACAACTATGGATGGGAAGTCTTCTACTTCTTCTATATTTACTTGTTCTGCGATTGCCGTATAGATTTTGTCCAAAGAAACTTCTTTCAACTTGCATTCATCTAATACAGAATGAATGAGAAAATCTTTTCCGCTTCCTGGACCACCTACTAAGAATAGTGCCTTAAAGTGTGGTATGAACATTTCTAGTCTTAGTCCTCTTCTTACTGCATGGTATAAATCTTTCGCATGTTTCTTTACTGGTATGCCCTTGGCAAAATCTTTAAAGTTTCCATTCTTGGCGTGTTCTCTTTGTGCAGAAGCAGATAATGCTTCCACTGAATCTTCTGAATCGGGATCTCTTACACCAGCAGACTTAACTTTAACTTTGGCGTGAAATTCTTTTCCATGATATTGGTCAAATAATTTTTGCATAGATTCCACTCTATCATTTCCAACCATCATTGTAATTTTCTTATGACCCTTCGCTTCTAAATGCTTTACTGCGTCTAGAGGAGTTCTTACTTCATGATTATCTACAACATTTGATTTAGGAAACAATTTACGGAGAAAGGATACCTTTTCTCCATGGGGTAATGGATTCTTTTTATGATCAACGGAGTGTGATGGGAAAATGTAATGATCGCCGCCAGATTTGGAAGCATGATCCTGAACGGCAGATATAAGTTTGCCGTGCCCAGCGTGAGGTGGGTTAAATCTTCCAAACGTAAATGTTGCGTTTTCGTTCATATTTTTCCCACACTTTGGGGATGTTGTTATTAGTAGTAATATTTATTTATTTTTATTTACGAACCTTTAATCGGTTCAATCTCGAGAATCCAGCACGATTAACCAATTTGGTTGGATAACCCTTGTGGGTTATCACAAAACCTTCAGGATCTGTTGGAACACCACCGACATCATGATGAAATCTTGGATTAGAAGATAGCGAAGAAACCAATGCATCTTTTGCTTTTTGTAAGTGATGATGCATCTTAAATAAGCTCTGGAAGTGCTTCTTATTTTCTTCTAAATGGTGTAAATGATCATCTAATTCTTTCTGTTTAGATATCTTGCTCTTAGCACTCTTGAGCTTGGCGATATCAGAGTGATACTGGTTAACTAGATGATTTCTGAATCCTTCTTGTGAAGGAGGTTCTCCAGTATCTACAGTGGAATTAATGTATTTCTTTAAATGATCTTTGTACGGAGCAGTTGAAGGAAATGTCTCATAATGAGCAGAACTAAATGCTTTCTTGGCAGCAGCTAAATGCTGCTGATATGACTTTTCATTTGCTGGAGTGTGGTTTATTTTTGATTGATCAATGTTATGATCAATCATGTGAACATCAGGATGATTTTTAAAATTGTGAAGATCTGGATTAAATCCTGCATGCATTGTTTCAAAATTAGAACCGTGATATTTGGTATGTACGACGATGCCCATCTTAGATGCACCAATTTTCTTACCTTCTTCAGTATTCTCTTCAGTAGAGTACTGAATGGTGTTTGGTGTGAAATGATGTTTTCCATCGTGGGTCTTAACATCACCTTCCGTATACATAAGATCTCCTTGATAGACTCCTTTCTTGGGAGTTACCTTTGGTAGATGTTCTAATGCGTGCTTTAATTTTTGAGCCAATCCTGGCTTATCACCATGATTCTTTTCTATATCTTCTGGAGTATAATTTATTTTAGGATCTTTGTTGAATGCTGATTTAGTACCAACAAAAAATCTACCAGTTTTGGGGTGATGCCCAAAGACTACAGATGGAGAACCATCGTATTTGGTTGTTATACTAGATTCACTATGACCAGTCTTGATATGCTCATGCGCTTGATGTAGAGTATCAATAGCGCGATGAAATCCTTCCTCGCCATCGTTGACAGGATGATCTTCTAGATGTTCTAGATGTTTTAGTTTTCCAAACTTTTTCGTTTCTTCTGCGAGAAACTTCCTGAAACTGCTCATCATACTATTATCTTACCCTGTGTAGAGATGAAAGTAAATATCCAAATTATTAATACATTCAGTTATTTAGGCACTCAGAATTCCTCTGTGTGGTGGGTACTGGTCCCATTGTGCTTGACGTGGTGCGCGTGAAATTTTACGTTTGGAAATTCGTGCCTAAGTCCAAGAAATGCATTGAGATTTTCTTTGCTATCATCGTGCAAATGCACCTCATTATATTTACCTTCCTGGACATGTTTTCTGATAACTGCTGCCTTTCTTTCCGCAACAGAAATAGGTGTTTCTATGTTTCCTGCTCGGTAAACATGAACACGATCTTTTCCATGAACTTGTATTCCATCAGAATGAAGTCTGTGGAGGAATTTATCTTTATTACCAAAGTCAGATCTGGCTGTAGCAATTATAACTCTACTTCCTGGATTGTTTTTTGCTCTTTTATGAAGATTCTTTAATCTAGCAATTACATTCTTAATTGGCTTAGAGTGTTTATGGAATATGTCAGCGTCTCTGAATTCACTATAATCGTAGCTCTCTCCTGGCTTTAACTTATTTGTGTTATATTCTTGATTAGACAGAGACTTGACGTGATTTCCATTATGCATCACTCTAATTTGGGCGGTGGTATGATAGAGAGTATCGTCCAGATCAAACGCATCTAGACGATGAGAAGATTTTGATTTTGTTAAATGGGAACCGAAACTCTTCATTTACCTATTTCTCAATAAGAATATCAAGATATTTAGGTAATCAGATCTTCAACTATCTTTTCTATATTGTATTTTGGAACGAAACCTAGTTTTTTGATTTTGTGGTTAGTCAATCCAATACTTTGAACTTTATTATTATATGTGTATGTTATCCGACTTTTTGAGTTTAGTTTGGTGTGCGCTATCTCTATCACTCTTTTTAGTGGGAGAGCGTGATCGCAACTTATGTTGTATATCTGGTTGTATTCTTTATCATTCACAACTAGATTTATTGCATCAACGCAATCTTTCACGTGGATGTATTCTCTAAAGAAATCGCCACGATCTTGTAATTCTATTGGTTCATCTTTCTTCAACTTTTCAATTAAAAACTGCAGCACATTTTTCTTGGGCGAAACTTTCTTATCATCTTTACCCACAACATTGGCTAGTCTTAATATACGATATTTCATCTTGAATGTTTCGCAGTACGAAATTAAAAGTTGTTCTGCTGTTCTTTTTGTTATAGAATAAAATCCTTTGGGTTCACAAACAGTTTCTTCATCTATAAAAAAACCAGATTTCCCATAGACGAACCAACTCGAAATAAAATTAAAGACACCTTTTATTTTTTTCTTTCTACATTCCTCAAGTACACTAATTAAAACATTTAAATTAGTGTTAATATCCACATGAGGATCAGTAAAAATGTTATAGTTATCCACTGTACTAATAAAGTACAAAATATCTTCTGTGTAAGGAACATATTCATTTCTACCCATAACTTGGTTATCTGGAAACTTTTTAACATAATTACTTCCTACAAACCCAGTGCCGCCATATATACTCAGTTTTTCCATGTCTTTAATACTTCTTCGTAATATTTAAATACTTCTTCGCCAAAGTGTGGTGGGCATCCTAAGAAGAAAACATTAGATAGAGCTTTATTCGCATTAGGATAATCTGCACTATTTCCTAAGTGTTTATACCCTGGATGTAATAGAATATTACCAGCGAAGTAATTACGAGTCTGAATTCTATTAGATTCAAAGAATGCTTGTAGTTTTTCTTTAAGTTCTGGAGTTTCGGTAATAATAGGAACTCCAAACCAAGATGGGTCTGCCTCATCAAATTTATTAGCAATATTTGCACCACTAATATATTTGATAATTAAATCTTTTATTCTAGTAAAGTTTGCACGACGCTTAGTATCAATTTCATCAATCTTTTTTAATTGCTCTATTCCAATAGCTCCTTGAAGATCGAGTGGTTTTAAATTGTATCCCATATTAGTAAAAAGATACTTATGATCAACGATCCCTTCATACCCATCAAGCCATTTATCAAATCTATTCCCACAAGTTCCACAAGCGAGAAGATTAGCAGAACCAATACAACGGCAGTCCCTACCCCACCAAGATATTGAACGAACCGTATCAATGAGAGTTTCATCGTTAGAGCAGACCATGCCGCCCTCACCAGTTGAAATATGATGTGCAGGATAGAAGGACGTTGTCCAAGCATAATAATACTCCGTTAATAATTTACCATCCCATTTGGTTCCAAGAGAATCACAGTTATCCCCAATCATTAAAATTCCACGATCCTCGCATAGTGATTTAATATAATACATATCAGGAGGATTACCGAGAACTGGAGAAACAAAAATTGCCTTAGTTTTCTCAGTAATTACTTGTTCTAATAATAGAACATCAAAATTCAATGTATCCATTTCAATGTCAATGAATACTGGCTTTAGGTTATTCTGTACAAGAGGTGAGATAGTCGTAGGAAATCCTACTGGAGAAACAATAATCTCATCCCCATCTTGCCAACCAAAATGCTTCTTCAATGCAGTGATCATAGTCAAATTAGCAGATGATCCAGAGTTAACCATGTGACTGTGCTTCACATTAAACTTGCGAGAAAATTGCCATTGAAACTTAGCAACGTTTTCTCCAGACACTAGCCACTTGCCTTTGAGAAATGTTTTCATTCCAGCAACTATTTCATTCTTATCCCAATAAGGACCAGAATAAAAAACACTATCTTTTTCTGGATTAAAGTCTACTCTGTTATAGATGTATTGGGGTAAACCAATTTCATCGACTAATTCCTCAATCAAACTATTTACTCTATCGTTATGCGTGCGCATTTATTTCATAAAGTGCTTCAGATAAAGCTTCTCTAATTGGACGCATTCTGCCACAATCTGGAATTACGCATGTAGATCTAGCGGCGACGGTTGCTGATCTAAATTCTTCTGGAGTAAACCATTTTGCATTAAGTCCCATAAGATTTGCTAATTCTTCCATATCAATTGTTCCAATATTGACCAAATTGTGAGGACCAGTTGCACCCTCTTCAATTAAATCGCACGCAACTTTAACTGCCTCATCATGATCCGTTAAAGAATTTTGTCCAGAATTATTCAACTTACCAGTCTTTGCATACTTGTAAACTTTGGTTAAATAATTCTTTGGTTCTGTCAATTTACTAAATGGCATACGAATGCGGAATACTAATGCTCTGCTCTTCAGGTAAACGTCTGATACACCTTTACTGATGGAGTAGATGCTGCCAAAAAAATTAGGATCTGCTTCAACCGAATCTATATTTCCACTATAGATACATCCACTGGAGAAATGAGCAAATCTAATTCCTTTCTTTTCGCACGCTT